TCAACTGTTGCTGAAGTTCTTTCATTCGCTTAGTATCACCAACTTCAACCTGTCCTGTCAGATCATTGTAAGTTCTTTTAGACATTGCTTCTGAAAAATCAGCAAGAATTTTCTTACGGTCTTGGCCTGCATTTTTCAGTTTTTCGTTACCTTCTTCAAGGGTTCTTACTTGGCGTTCTTGTTGATCCATCCAACTTTTAACACCTACAGCAGCACTAATCCCTAGGATAGCTAACCCGATTGGGTTACTTGCAAGAAATAATGCAAAGACCCTGACTGCTGTCATGATTGAACCATACCCAGTTGCAACCTTGAAAAGGTTAACAGCAAGGGAACCCAAACCAACAACTGCGCTTGACCCTACAAATGCTGTAATCCCGGACATAACAGCAGTCATTCCTGGACCTGCATTTGATACAGCCTTTACGCCATCAGCAACAGCAAGAATTCCATTAGCTAATTTACCAGAAATACCAGTAGCTTCATCCATCTTAGCTACAAGCAAAGTAAAGTTATTCTTCAGAACAGTAGTAGCACCTTCAACCGTTTCGGGCATCTTCTTCAGTTGTTCATTTAACTTATCCAGTGACTTGATCATTGCTTCGGTCATCATAGTGCTAGTAAGCATACCTGCACTGGACATGAGCATAATTTCTGCTCTGGTCTTACCAGTTTGCTTTTCTAGAACTCTTAGAACTTCAGGTAAGTTCTCAGCAATAGATCGGAATTCATCACCGTCTAGTTTACCCTTAGCCATAGCCTGGGAGAATTGCAGCATAGCACTAGAAGCTTCTTGAGCACCTCTACCAGAGATTCTAAGCATCTTAGTTAGAGCTTCAGTTACTTGAGTAGCTTCCTTAACACCTTTACCCATCGCTGGCATAATAGGTACTAAGCGAGTGAATACAGTAGTAACAGCTTCAATTGGTGAACGAGCATCATTAGCAATCTTTACTAGATTACCAAAGTCTCTCTTGAAATTAATTGTACCTTCACCAGCAATATCCAGTCTGGACTTCAGTAGCTTCATGTCATCTGCTGTCTTGATGAAGAAAGCACCAGCTTGAACTACACCCTGAATACTCATGTAAGCAGCACCAAGAGCAAGAACTTGAGTAGTCAAACCTTTGATCAGATCATGCTGGAATTTCAATCCTGCATTGCCTGCATCCATTTTACCAAATTCTGATTTAATTTGGTTTAATTGCTCAAGAGAGATACCGGCTTCTTTGGCTCTGCGTTCTAGTTCTACAAATTGATTGATTGTAGTTCTAGAGAAAACACCTTGGGAGTAAAGTTCTTTAGTTGCAAGTTTAGTTTGACCTACTTTTTCCAAGTAGTCATTGAAACTTACAGTAGCGCGGTGTCTAGCTGATTGTTCTTTTTCATAGGCTTTTACATGAGCATCCGCTGTTTGAGTAGCTGATTGACGTAATTGCTTATATTCCGATTCGATATTATTCATTGATTGAGCAGTAGCAATGAATTCCTTACGAACTTCTTCTTGCTTTGCACTAATCTGAGATTGAGTGAGATTGAATTGCTTGCCTTCAGCTTCTACTTGGTGCAACGCTCTACCGAGATCCATCATTTGTGATCGCGTTAAAGCCCCCGAAGTACCGAAGTTCTTCAGGAGTTGTTGACTTACTTCTAGTTCTAATTTAAGCTTACGCAAAGCACCCGTGCTACCATCGAATGCATCACCCTTTTGCATCTTGCGCATTCTGTCGAACAGATCACCAAAAGTTTTCATCTGTTCTGAAGTAGCACCAAGGTTCTTAGCCATTGTAAGAATACTTGCTTCTACTCGGGTATTACCTTGCTCTACGAACTCTACTTTTGATTTGTAGTCAGCTAGAGACTTAGTGAGTTTATCAAGGGACTCAATTTCTGAGTTGTTACCCTTGATTTTACGCAGTTGTATTGCTTCAAGCTTTGCTGCGCTTTCGGCTTGCCTGATACTTGACTCAGCAGCAGTCTTGGCTGCTCTTGCATTACGTTCTACAACCTGAGCATCCTTCTCTCGGATCTTTGCAAGCTTCAGTTCTGTAGCAGCTTGTAGATCAGCAGCTTTAGCTGATTCAATTGCAGCCTTGGTTTGTTTCTTTTCATCTTCTGTTAGAGCACGGGTAGCTTTACCTAGCTCGCCAGCTTTTTGAGCTACAGTGTCAAGTAGCTTAGCGGTAGCTTCCAACCTGCTAGTATCTACCGAGAATTTTAAACTTGCTAGTTCTAGCATATTTCTTCCTTAGTTATTATTCAAACTAGTTTCCTATTCGTTTATGACTCCCGAAAGAACCATAAAAGAATAGCCCTCGAAAAAGAGGGCTAAACACTACTCTTTGGTAGCTTAATTGATATCTATGTTACCAAATTATAGATTCTTAGCTGATCTATTTATTCTATTTACTTGGTTTGTTATGGTGCTTCAGAGCAATTCTATCCAACTGCTTTATAAGGCTGATTTCCCAATCATCCGGTTGTACGTTATGCAGTTGAAAGAAAGCTTGTATGTCAGAAAAGCTAATCGGATTAGCTTGCATCCCTGATTGTCTACTTGAGTCAAGTTGCAGAAACCATTCCCATACATGCAAGCACGAATTAGGAATAGGATCAAAGTGCAACTCTTCTTGAATCTTCCCTGATCTTTCTTCGATTAGTTTCAGATGATCACGATAAGAGCAACCATCTTTTTGAGTCTCTGCTAGGGTGTATTCGTTATCTGCAAATGCCAAGCAAAGCTCAATATCTTCTTCACAGAAAGTTGCGCAGGTTTGAAGACTCCTGAATCACTGCTTCACGAATCCATTCGTAACCTACTGTACTGAAGATTTCTTCGGCCTTTTCTTTGCTAAAGGGAATCTCTACACCCTTGTCACCAAGACCCTTCCAGCCGATCGTTCGGACTACTGCATTCTCTACAGCTAGTTCTTCGGCATCATCCAGGGTCATGGGATCTACTTCCTTGCCCTTGCGCTTTGCTACAGCTTCGCGTTGTTGATACTCTTGGAACTTGCGACGACTGAAAGCCTTTACAGCAGGACTATTATCACCACGGACAGTGATGAATACACCAGTACCTTCAAAGGTTTCAGGAGAAACCAATTCAAATTCGTAACCTGCTTCTGCCTTGGTAGAGAAGTTGTTCTTGCTTAGGTCAAACAATGCCATATAAATTCCTTTTGATGTTAGTTTAAGACAATCGCTGAATAGCGACTCTAAGTTTGATTATAGCAAAAGAAAAGTTAATAGTCAAGAAGTTAGACAAAGAAAAACCTCCTAGAGGTTAATCCAGGAGGTTTAGCAAGATACTAGCTATTAAGCTTGTGAATCTTGAATTTGAATTGTAGTAGCTTCTAGACCGTTTACTGTTACGTCATTCAGTAGAGCAGTGAAACTATGAGTAGTCATCAGACCCGTTTCAGAGTCATTCTTGTCAGCAGAACCAACCTTGATCTTAGGAATGGTAAAGCTGATGAATTCAGCGTTAGCACCAGAACCAGTAGCAATCGTAGCGATCAGGGAAACAGTAGTTTCATTATCAAAGTAATCACGGAAAGTACCATCAGTGAAGTAAGCACTGAAGTTACCAGTTACCTTAATTCGACCAGTGAACATATCTGCTACTGAGTTAGAACCAACTACTTCTGCATTTTCTAGAGTACGAGCGATGCTGAAATCCAGAGAAGTCAATAGAGCTACAGGAGTACCGTTGACTACTAGATTACCGTTCACAGCAGCTAGAACTGAATTAGAACCCAGAGCAGCAGGGGAAGTAAAGTAAGCAGTAGTACCAGTCTGAGCACGATCCTTACCTTGGAAGGCAATGTCTACCGTAGAGAAACCAGAGGCAGGTAGCTTGACAGCAACCGAACCAACCTTCATGCCTGTGTAGACTTCTGATTGCAGAATATCAGTGAAGTATTCTTCTACAGTGTAGGAGTCATCAGTATGACCAGTCAAAGGTACAAAAGTAGTCTTACCAGGGACAGTGTAAGCTGCACCGGTAGCAGTAGCACCAGCAGTCAAACCAGAACCATTCAGAACTACAACAGTAGCTACCGTAGCAGTCAAGTTAGTAATTAGAAGATTCTTAGCGTTGTCAGCAGTAGCAGTCAAACCAGTAAATCGAATTACAGTACCAACTTTTACACCATCAGTGAACCAAGAACCAGTTGCACGAGTAACGGTATAAGTAGGACCAGTACCAGCTACAGTAACCGCACCAGGGCTGGCTGAAGTAACAGCAGCAAAATCCTTGGCTAGAACCGAAGCCATGAAATCCGAGTAAGTCTTAGGTGATAGCTCACCAGACAAAGAGCCATCAGCACTGCGTACACCATGTCGCATATCGGCAGTTTGATAGTCAATACGAATTTCGGCTGATTCGTACACTGCTTTCTTCAGGTTGAATTGCGAAGTTACTCTGCGTAGTTGTTGACCACCTGTTTGACCAGCTAGAACACCCCAAGTAAGAGCACCCTCCTTCTTGTATGCAATGCGTTTTTTTACACCTGCGGCGATTTTTCCCATGATTATACCTCTTCAGTTTCTTTGTTAATAGGTGGTCTTATTCATTGACCGGGGCAACATCTTCAATAGAGTCACCCTTTTGCTTACTCTTGCGAGAACGATTAGACTGTCCTCTCTTCATGTTTTCCAAAGCTTCTTTAGAAACTTTTGAACCATATTTTGGATTATCTTTTCCAAATTTACCCCAAGCTGGGTGTTTGTCACCTTTTCTCATGTCACTGAGTTTCTTTTTATACTCATCTGAGAATTTTCTACCGGTGTTCGGATTAGGGTTGTGTTTGTAGTATTCTTTTAGAGATTCAGAGGTCTTTCTTTTAGCTTCTTCGCTCCGAACCTTACCCTTTGCTCTTTCAGACATCCCTTTCCTAATTTCATCAGTTACCACCCAACCAGGGGTGCCTTCTCCGCCATCCGTCAAGTTAGTAAGAATACCATCGGACCTTACATTTCTACGACCATAGAAAAGAATCAGAGATTTCTCAGCATGGTATGCTTCAACCCATGAATGAAAGAATGCAACTATAGAATACTGAAGTTCTCTACCCTCTGAGGTAATGTTCTGTATCTTATTAGTTTTGAAGGTATTCTTGCCTCCCTCTTTACGAACATGGCTTGCAATTCGTCTAGGATTTGAGCCAATTCCAATATAAAAAGGAATCCCATTGTCCAGTAAAGCGTAGCAATAAAATTGTTTACCTAACTTGACCTCTTGCCGAACACGGTTAGTTGCTTCAGATTTACTTATCAATTTAAAATAAGACAAATAATCCTCCGTTAAATTGATCTATTGATGTTTGAGTAGTACTCAATTAAGACAGGAACAATGTACCTATCATCTGCTGTAATCGCACCTGCGATCTGTGGAGTACCTAGAATTACAACTTCTAGTGAACCCTCTGTTAGAGTTTTACCTCTGTGATAAAAATCCTGAATCTGACCTGCTTTCAAAAAAGCATCGTTTGTACCTTTATGTGCATCAAAGCAAAGGTAGATATGAAAACTTCCTGATTCTCGCCTGAATAAATCACCATAAGTAGGGTTGTCAGGAGGATTAGGAAGTAGCTTTACCTTTTGATAAGCTTGACCTTTAACTGGTTCAAATGAAGTGTTTTCATAAGCTGTAGGAAAAGCAGGGTCAAGAGCTTTCAGGGATTTTTCAAATGCTTTGCGAATATCTAGTAGTTCTTGCATCTATACATCCTATTCCTTATTTATGACCTGTAAGGATCTTAGCTACATTCAGACCGTATAGTCTTTCCAGTTTACCAAGACTCATTTCCATGATACCTTCAGGTGCTTGTTGACTACTACCCTTCTCAAGCTTCTCAATATAAGGTACTGAGTTGGTAATATACACAACGTCACCTAGTTGGAATTCATGAGCAATGGCGTGGTTACGTGCTTGAGATTTGCCACCTGATTTATTATCAGGAACAATTGCACCAACAAAAGCAGGGGTATCAAAAGACATGATCCAAGAACCTTTGGAGAAACCAGCAAAAGGTGCAAGACCTGTTTCTTTTTCTCGCTTCAGGTAAAGACTTTGGTAAACCTTGTCATCACCATAAGGTGTACTCTGGATTAAGATATCCGCTGTTCTGTAGATAAAATCTTCTGTACCTTTTTCAAGCTTTTCTCTAAACCTCTTAGCAATGTCCTGTAGCTGCTTCTGGAAGTCCTCTGAGTCAAAGGTAACCATAAGGTCAACCCTTTACACAAAGTAGCTTGTAGCCCGCTACAGAGCCTTGTAGACCCCTTTGCTTGATGACTACTTTAACTTCTAGGTTATCTGAATCATAAACAACAGAATCAGAAGGTTTAGGTACAAATAAAGCACTTGGTAGAATGTACAAAGCACAAGATTGCTTACCAATAAAATTAGGTGATTCTTGTTCTGACTTTCTAAGATTACCTTGAACAGCTTTTACTTGATACTCAGTGGTAGTTGTGCTAACAGAGCTTGTGTCTACATCGTAAGCACCTTGCTGAACTACCTTATAAGTGCAGAGTAACCCAAGTTGATTAACTAGGTTTCTATTACCTTCTAGGAATGGATCTGACATACCAAGTCCTTAGAAAGTAAAATCAATAAAGCTTGGGATATCAGAGATATTCTTGTCTTTAGCTTTACTTACAAAGTTGTTATCAGAAGTATCTTCATTAGCTTTGATATCTGTTTTACTAATACCACCAGCATAACCATTTGCTTTTGTAAATGCTGTGGCTAGACTTCTCTTTGAACTTTCAGGATCATTAGCTGCAATGTACATTTCAAGGGCTTGCTGCCATTGTTTCATCTGATCAGAAGCAAATACTTCTAGAGTATCATTTCTGAATCTAGTCATCTGAGCAAGCTTAAATAGGATCATTCTTGCAGCAGCTACAGAAGCATTTACAGTATCATCCGATGCGCGCTCAAGATAGTAATCAACTTCTTCATCTGTCAGTAAACTCTGAGTAGGATCAGTTAAACCTAACTCGATATAAACCTTGTCCCTGGGTACAGTTCCGGGATTATTTGAATAAGGCATTTGTTATCCTTTCGTTTTAACAAAGAATACCTGAGTAAGATACTCTTTGGTAAACCTCTACCGGAGTAGAGGAAAGGTTCTGTCGTTCTCTTCAAAGCAATGGTGAAGAGAAGCCTGTGAAAACAGGCTACGACGAACTGAGCGGATTAAGAATTAAGCCGCGATAGTGCAACGCACAACAGCTTGAGGACGGTTGATCAGGTTCATGAAAGCGATTTCTGATTCGATTTCAATCTTTTCACCCTTAGGATCACGGTAAGTGAACACATAACCAGGGACACCAATGGTATTCTCGAAACCAAACTTATTAGCAGGGCTATAGAAGGTCTTGAACATATCCATTACACCAACAGGGATAGCATAAGCTTCGTTAGCGGGGATCAGCTTAGTACCGTTGTATGAACCACGATATTCAATGAAGGACAGACCACCATGAACAAAGGTACGATACAGACCAGCACCTAGGCGCTGACGCAGAGGTTCTTGGTTACCATTAGAGGTGTAGTACTTATAAGCTTCCTTGACAGATGCATGAGAGATCAGGGCTGCGAAGAACTCAGGACTGCAAAGAACCATGACATCGTTTACAACTGAACCATTCTGCACGTTATCTTGAATATGAGCAATTACTTGCTCGGACTTACCAATAACTTCAGCAGTAGCAGTATTAAGGTCAAAACCAACTACCTTACGAGTAACACCGAATTCAGTATAGAAGTCAGTAGAAACAGTACCATTAGGAGCATAGACAGTACCAGCAGTAATAGCTTGGCAACGTGCGAACTCTTGGGTAATCGCGTGGTTCTGACGAATGCGTTGTAGCTTGCGTGCAATAGCAGCAGCTTCGTTATCAGGTTGGGCAGCAGTACCGTACATGCGCTTACCTTGCAGATCCAGAGGGGTCAGGTAATCATCGTCGGTAAAGTAAGGAACAGCGAATGAACGAATCTTGGATAGATCATCCTTGTTTACTTGTACACGAGCACCACGTACGGTGTCTTGTAGCAAGCCCAGGGAACCTTCACGGCTTTCCAGAACTACAGTAGAGGTTGTGATACCTTCATCTTGGAAAATACCAAGTGAATTAACTAGACCCCATGTATTAGGGATGATTTGAAGCTCTGAAGTCCAGTCACTTAGTTCAAAGCCATTAGCAAAGGAACGAATTTGCATTTTATTTCCAATTCTTAATATGTTATTTATTATCTATTCTGTTAAGAATTAGACAGCTTCCAGAACCATGATACCTAGGGCTTCGATAGAAGCGTAAGCAGCATCTTTCTGAGGTTGAGTACCAAAGGAAGCATCTAGAACTAGAGCAGCCTTAGAGATACCAGCAGGACCACGAGTGAGGGTCAGAACCTTGGTGTCGGTTGTAGCAGCTACAGAGTAGTCAGCTAGAACCAGAGCAGCAGGAGTTTGTGAACCATCAGCGGCGTTCTGTACGCAGATTTTGTACTTACCTGAAGCAGTTACCTTACCTAGAACAGTACCTACAGCGTAGGTCTTAGCAGCAGCTTCGTTGGCTACAGCTACGGTACGGCAGTAAGCCTTTTCGGGCCATAGTTCAGCCTTAACAAGGTGGCTAAAACGATAATTTTCTGTGAATAGCAGTGCCATTTATATCTCCAATATTTTGATTATTTAACTTGCTTGGACTTAAGAATTTTGGCGACTGCCGACTCTTCTTCAACTTGGTTACCTTCTCCGAAAGTACCCTTTTCAATGAACAAATCACTTTGTTCTACAGCCTTGCTAATCTCAGTCAGAGACTTAACAACAGCTTGGAAATCTTCATCAGAAGAATCCTTGACAGCTTTGAAAAGAACAACAGCCTTAGCTTCATCCTTGACAGCGGCCTTCATTACTTCAAAGCGAGCTTTTTCAACTTGCTCTTGTTTTTCCTTCTTCAGTTCTGCTACAATCTCTTGAGCTTTCTGAAGTTCAACCTTTTGGCCTTCAAAGGACTTTTGTAGCGCAACGTAAGAAGTCTGAGTATCCTCAAATGACTTTTGCAGGGCTACGAAAGAAGTTTGAAGATCCTCTTGGATTTCTCCTGGCATATTTACCTCTTTGGTTTTAGTTGTCTTAGCAGCCTTTAGGACTACCTTCTTTTCTTCGTTGAACTTAGCTACAGCAGAATCTT